AGACAATAGGCAAATAATTTTATCTTCCGGTCCTTTGGCATTTAAACTTCAACAAGAGCTCAAGGATTTCAACGATAATGACTACTTGCTTTTAATGGGAGATCCTGCTATAATAGCACTTGCTGGCGCAGTTGCCAGTGATGTAAATGGAGGAAAGTTCAAGGTCCTGAAGTGGGACCGCGATGAAAAACGATACTATGATATAGAAATAGATTTGAGAGGTAGAAATGAATAATCTAATTAACCAAATGGAAAAAGATGCTGGCTTTACTGCCCCTAATAGTATGGGCAAAATTGGTGCAGTGGCAAATGATATTGCAGATACAGATAAAGAAATTAGCGATATTGAAAAAGAATTAAAAAAGAAAAAAGATTACAAAAAACATCTTTCAGAAAATGTTTTACCTAACCTCTTCGCAGAGATAGGACTATCAGAGTTAAAACTAGCTGATGGCAGACTTATTAAAGTAGGTAACTACTATGGTGCTTCTATTAAAGAAGATAAAAAAGAAGCTGCTTTCGCATGGTTCAGGAACAATGGATTTGGGGATTTAGTAAAGAACCAGATCTCTTGTAGCTTTGGGAGGAATGAAGATGAGAAAGCTAGAGGACTGATTGAAACTTTGAATGAGCGAGGTTATCAATCCTCACAACGTGAGTGGGTCGAACCTTCCACCCTTCGCGCATTTATACGTGAGCAACATGAAGCAGGTAAGAAATTGCCTATGGACTTGTTAGGAGCTTACGTCGGACAAAAAACAACGATTAAAACTTAAAGGAGAACGGCCTTATGGCACAAACTAAAACAGTCGCGAAAGCGGCAACACTTGATCTAGCAACTCTTGCTAGTGACTCTAAGGATGCCAGTGGATTTGGTAATCTTGACTTGTCAAGAGACATTGCAATTCCCTACATCAATATTCTTCAATCCGGCAGCCCTCAAATAAACCCGTCAAAAGCGGAATATGTGAACGGCGCTAAAGTTGGACAGTTCTATAATACTGTTACTCAGGAAGTATCCGATACTATCGAGGTAGTTCCTGCTTTATACCAACTCAGATACGTGGAATGGAAACCACGCGAACAAGGTGGTGGTTTCGTCGAAGCCCACAGCGCTGAGAGTGGGGTTTTATCCCAAACAAAGCGTGATGGCATGACTAATAAGGATGTATTACCTAATGGTAATTACGTTGCCACTACAGCATACCACTATGTTATGGTGCTTGGAAAAGATGGGACTTATTCCCAGGCTGTTATCAGTATGACATCTACTCAATTAAAGAAGAGTAGACGCTGGAACAGTTTGATGCTTTCCCAAAAATTAAAAGGTCCATCTGGGATGTTTACCCCTCCAACATATGCTATGATTTATAGACTCTCTACTGTTAGTGAGTCAAATGATCGTGGTAGTTGGTTTGGGTATCAAATTGAAAAAGTTGGTACAGTTGAGGATACTAATCTTTATGGTGAATCCAAGGCATTTTCTACAGCAGCAGTCAGAGGCGACGTTGAAGCCAAACCGGTTGCAGAATTGGAAGTTGCAAAAGAAGCTCCAACCACTAATCTGAAAGACGACGACATACCCTTTTAGGGCATAGTCGTTAATTGGAGATTTAGTGGAGGGATTCAAATCTATATTTGAAGGATTAGACGCGGCTTATGGTCAGCACCGATCCGATGGAGAACGTGCTGACGGTAAGCAGGACGGAAAGTCTTTTATCGTCAAGAAACTTGTCACTGATGAATTGTGGCAGGATCATCTTGACGGAAAGGGACCTTCCTTAGGAATCATTCCTATTATGACAGATAATACAGCCAGATGGGGCTGTATTGATATTGATATTTATCCTTTAGACTATCAAAAATTAATCAATGATATAAGAAAATTAAAATTACCACTGGTACCATGTAGGTCAAAAAGTGGAGGAGTTCACTTATTTTTATTCTCCAAACAAAAAATAGCTGCAAAATTAATAAGAAATAAACTACGCGAAGTTGCAGCTTTCATAGGTTATTCCACAGCTGAAGTATTTCCAAAACAAACAACCATTTTAATATCAAAGGGAGACTGGGGAAATTTTCTTAACCTTCCTTACTATGATGTAAAAAAGACCAAGCGATATGCCTATAAGGATGATGGCACAGCAGCCACATACCAGGAATTTTTAGACTTGCATCAGAAATATGTGGTTGAAGATATTGATGAAATTACAGTTCAAGTTTCAGAAGGAGTTATAAAAGATGGACCTCCCTGCCTTCAGCAGTTATGCACCCAGGGATTTCCCGAAGGCACGCGCAACAATGGATTATTTAATATAGGAGTTTATTTAAGAAAATTTGATAATGATAATTGGAAAACATTATTGGAAGAACACAACAGAAGTTATATGAAACCCCCACTAGCGGCACAGGAAGTTGTCGTTGTCCAAAAACAATTAGAAAAAAAGAATTATAATTATAAATGTAAGGAACCACCTATTAATGCCTATTGCAACGCCACTCTCTGTCGCACTCGTAAGTATGGCATTCAAGGAGACAATGGTCCTATAGATATAACCTCTTTAGCAAAATTAGATACGCATCCTCCCGTCTGGTTTCTTCAAGTTGGAGAAGATGCAAGATTAGAATTACAAACAGAGGAGTTGCAGGTGCAGCATAGGTTTCAGCGAGCATGCATGAACACATTAAATACAATGCCCCCTCTTGTAAAGCCTTCAGTATGGCAGGAGAAAATCACCCAGTTAATGGAAGAGAAAAATTTGACTGTGATCCCTGTCTCTGATGATGGGTCTGTCGCTGGTCAGTTTGAAGCTTACCTCCAAGAGTTTTGCACTGATCGCGTACAGGCTCTAACTAGAGATGATATTCTCCAGCATCGTCCATGGACAGAAAATAAAAAAACATGGTTTAGACTAAATGATCTTCAGGACTACCTTACAAGGAAAAAATTCAATTACTATAATCCTGGACAAGTAATTGCAAGATTGAGAGATCTTCAAAATCGTCCTCTTACAGAAGAACAAAGGAAAAATCTTAAAGATGAGGATCGTTCGGCGAGATGGAATCTCAAAGGAAAGACAGCTCGCGTTTGGTGGGTACCAGAATTTCCAAAACAAGATTCAGATTTTAAAATAAAGGAGATAGATGAAATACCATTCTAAAGAATCTCGAGAATATAGAAAAGAACTTAGAAAAAAAATGAGACCTGTATGGGATACAAAGTATAGAAGTTCTGAAAAAGGGTTTTTCTTGACACTTTGGCACTCACTTAGAGGCAGATGCAATAAAAATTCATCTTATCATACATATAAAGGTAGGAGAAACAAATTACAGATTAACAATGGTATAAGAGACAGAGACCATCTTCTGGAGCTATGGGAAAGACAGAAGAAACTTCTTGGCGGACCCTATTGCATATACACGGGAGTTGAACTTACAACTATAGCAACACGTGGACATGGATTTGGTGGTCATAACGGAACAAATTTATCTATAGATCGTATTAATCCAGATATGCCATACCAACCGGATAACATAGTATTTTGCTCGTGGTCCTTTAATAAAAAAAAAGGTTATTCTACACCTGAAGACTGTAAAAAAATACTGAAAGTATATGAGGAGCGACATGGCAAAAGTTAATATTATATTAGGCTCACCCGGTACAGGCAAGACGCATACTCTATTGGGTATAGTGGAGAAGAAGCTCGCCGAGGGAGCGCATCCCTATAACATAGCATTCCTTGCTTTCACTACAAAGGCGGCACACGAGGCGAGGGACCGGGCAATGGAAAAATTCAATCTAGAGGAAAAAGATTTAATGTATTTTCAGACATTGCATGCGTTTGCGTATCATAGGCTCGGATTAACTAAATCAGAAGTAATATCCAAAAGTAATTATGAAGAATTTGGAACTGCGTTTGGCATGGATGTAGGAAATGTATATGTAAATGACGAGATAGGATCAACTACTCTCGATAATCAACTATTGAATGAAGCTAATCAAGCTCGACTTAGGTGCAGAGATCTACGTGATCATTATCAACAAATAAAATTAGATGCATCATGGTTTTCATTTAAAAAGGCAAAAGAATCATATGAAGAATTTAAAAATAAAAGGCAGCTCTTGGATTTCACTGACTTTATAGATAACTTTATTCAAACAGGAGAAGTACCTCCTTTGGATTTTGTTTTCATTGATGAGGCGCAAGACTTATGTGCTCTCCAATGGAAAATGCTTCGGAAAATATGTAAATTTGCCAAGGAAGTTTACATAAGTGGCGATGACGATCAAGCCATTTATCGCTGGCTGGGGGCCGATGTAGAATATTTTATTGAAATGAAAGGAGAAGTACAAGTCCTTCATCAATCTCATAGATGCGCTCAGGCAATTCAAGATCTATCACAGGTAATTATTCAAAAGGTTCAGCACAGAAGACCTAAGAAATGGATTGGAACTGCGGAAAAAGGATTAGTTAAATATCATGCTTATCCAGGGAGTGTCAATATTCATAAAGGAGAATGGTATGTTTTAGCGAGTGCTAATTATATGCTGAATGACATTCAAAGAGAAATTAGAATCCAAGGACTTCTTTATACATTTAAAGGTAAATTACCAATTTCTAAAAAATTATTAAATTCTGTTGACTCCTGGAAAAGATTAAATGAGGGAAAGGAAATAACTTTAGAAGAAGTTAAAGATATTTATTCTTATATTTCATCTGGAACTGGAATAGAGCGAGGGTACAAGTCATTAAAAACAGCCGATAAAGAGACGTATGATACTGAGGAACTTGTGATGCACCAAGGATTATTAGTATCAGGACAACCATGGGACGTGGCCCTTGATAAGGTAGGAGATAGTGATTTATTATATTTAAGAGCCATGGAGCAAAGAAATCACTATATTACTGATGAACCAAAAATTCATGTAACTACTATTCATGGAGCTAAAGGGGGAGAAGCAGAGAATGTAATGCTTTTCACTGATATTTCACAAAAAACCTTCGAGGAAATGCAAATTAATCCTGATGACACACACCGTCTTTTTTATGTTGGGGTGACACGCGCAAGGAAAGAATTACATATTATTAAACCTCAGCGATACAATGGCTACGACATATGAGCGCCCATAAAAAACAAATAGGGGGAGATCACTACAAGAAAATGGCAATCCAGCCAAGCCATTATATTGTTAAGAATAAACTCGGATGGTATGAGGGAAACATTGTCAAGTATATTACAAGGCATAGTATTAAAGGAGGAAAGCAGGATGTGGAAAAAGTTATCCACTACGCTGAATTACTTCTTGAAGACCGATACATTCCTAAGAAGTCTCGAGGTGAGATTATGGGAGAAATAACTAGAAAACACGTTAAAAAACTAGCAAAGGAACTAAAATGAAAGATTTATTTTCAAAAGAAATTGACTCGGAATGGGTAGCTCCAACGACCTTTCCGGATCTGAGCACGCATAATAAAGTTGCCATTGATCTGGAGACATGCGACACGGAATTAATGGCAAGAGGGCCAGGATGGCCCACTGGAAATGGACAGGTTATTGGAATTTCTGTCTCGTCAAATGGATTCACAGGATATTATCCTATTGCTCATGAAGGTGGGGGGAATATGGATAGGGAAAAAGTTATAAAATATATTAACTCACTATGCATAGACGATTCAATTGACAAAGTGTTTCATAATTCTCAATATGATATTGGATGGCTAGGAACCTTAGGAATAGAGGTCAAGGGGAAAATTCACGACACATTGGTGGCAATGGCATTAATAGATGAGAATAGATTTTCCTATGGTCTTGATAGTTGTGTCAAGGATAAACTTGGCGAGCGCAAAGACGAGACAAAATTAAAAGAAGCAGCAGTGTCTTTTGGAATAGATCCTAAAAGTGAAATGTATAAATTACCCCCGCAATTTGTGGGTAAGTACGCAGAAACAGATGCTAGATTAACCTTAAAACTAATGGAAAAATTATCAGCGGAAATTAAAGTTGATAACCTGGATACAATATATGATATAGAATGCCGTTTGATCAAAGTGATCCTCAGCATGACCAAAAAAGGGGTAAGAGTGGATGTTCAAAATTCCATCAAGCTATTAGAACGTTTTAAGAACAAAGAAAAGAAGCTAGTAAAGAGAATAAATCAATTAACTGGCCTAAGAGTGGAAATATGGTCAGCTGCATCTGTTGCAGCAGCTTTTGACGCTTGTGAGTTGCCTTATGAAAGAACAGAAAAGACAGACGCACCTTCCTTCACAAAAATGTTTCTCACTGATCATCCGCATGAACTTCCCTTATTAATTACACAGGCGAGAGAATTAAACAAGTTACAGGGAACTTTCTTAAATAGTGTTTTAAGATATAATAAGGATGGAAGAATCCATGCCCATATTAACCAAATACGCTCCGATAGCGGGGGTACTGTTACTGGTCGTTTCAGTTACAATCACCCAAATTTACAGCAAATCCCAAGCAGAGGACGATTTGCCAAAGATGTTAGGAAACTTTTCATCCCGGAAAGGGGTGAATATTGGCTTAAAGCTGATTACTCGCAACAAGAGCCCAGGCTTTTAACGCATTTCGCACGGCTTGTTAATATGTCAGGATCCAAAGAGGTCCAAGAAGCATACCAGAAGGAAAATCTAGACTTTCATCAACAGACAGCCGATATGGCTGGTATAGAAAGAAAATTAGCCAAGACAATAGGACTTGGAGTTATCTATGGAATGGGGTATCATAAGCTCGCAAGGGAGTTGGATATGGAGCCACAAGCAGCAAAAACCATGATGAATTCTTTTCATGATAAAGTACCATTTATGAAAGGAATGCTGAATGCAGTTATGACCCGTGCCAATGACAAGGGAATCATACGCACACTTCTTGGGCGTAAGTGTAGATTTGAGTTATGGGAACCTTCTTCATTCGGAGTTCATAAGCCTCTTCCGCTAAACCAAGCGCAAACGGAGTATGGAATGGCAATTAAAAGAGCATTTACCTATAAGGCGCTGAACCGTTTAATTCAGGGTTCAGCTGCGGACCAAACCAAGAAAGCCATGGTAGAGGTATATGAGCAATTAGGAATTACTCCTCTTATACAAGTTCATGATGAATTGGATTGTTCAGTCAAGGGCGAAAAAGAAAGTAAACAAATAAAAGAGATAATGGAAACATGTGTAGAATTAGAGGTTCCATCCAAAGTTGACACGCAGCTTGGCGAAAGTTGGGGCGGATGAACTGGCTGTGTGTAACATTGATGCTCTGCGCATTTTCTCCATTGGATACAATGACATATGAGAATAATGATGAATTCATAGAACAAGCTAGAACCTGCGCTATATGGTATAATACCGAAGTTCCTCCACAAAATAGGGTACCTTGGCAGTTGGCCGTGGCCCAGGCTATACAAGAGTCTAATTATGGAAAGTCCTATTTTGCCATAGAAGCTAATAATATAATGGGAATCAAGGAATTCGACGATACGAGGGATGGTCTTAAGCCGAGGGACAATCTCAATGTCAAATGGAGCATCAAGATTTTTGACACCAAGTGCCAATCCTTAATATTCTACATGATTCTATTGAATACTAATCATAATTATGAAGAGTTTAGGCTAGAACAGTTAAAACAATGGACAGCAGATTATGCGGATTTGGAAAAGCTAGCGAAAAGCATTGCGATTTACGCTGAAGACGTATATTATACGCAAAAAATAATCCAAATATTGAGAGAGTTAAAAAACTATGAATAATAGCAGGAAACCCGGGTACAAGGCGCAAGGAAAGAAGAGAGCTAATAGTGCAAAGCAGGGTTTTGCTATTAATCAGGAGCAGATGGAATATGAAAGAAGAAAACTTTTGGAGGAAATGTCTTCCAAGCTTAAGCCTAATCGCAGGCAACTTAATACGATGGCCGCTGTGGCTGCTACGAAGGAGCCGGAGTATTTTGACGAGGAAGGAAACAAAAAAGAACCAACCCTACGGATATTATCACTCGGGGCAGGGGTACAGTCATCCTGTCTCGCACTCATGGCGCAAGAAGGACTAACAAAGCACAAGCCAGACTACATGATTTTTGCCGATACGGGGTGGGAACCGTCGTTCGTTTATGAACACGTGGAATATCTCAAAAAGGCAATAACCATATGTCCCATCATTACTGTAGAGAGAGGAAATCTCAGAGAAGATCTTATTCGTGCAGCAAATCCTATTAAAGGAGGTAATGAGGAGTGGAAGTCTTTCGCCGGACGCGTACCGAATCCACCACTATTCGCAAAGAGTCCTGGTGGAAAGGTTGGAATGCTTTATAGGCAATGCACACATGATTATAAAGTTATCCCCATCCAAAAAAAGATGAGGGAAATTCTAGGAATTAAGCCTAGGCATAGAGTAAAGAAAGGAATGATTGTGGAACAGTGGATTGGCATATCAACAGACGAGGCTATGCGCATGAAGAAGGCTAGAATGTACTGGCTGGAATCCCGTTGGCCTCTTATAGAAATGAAAATGTCAAGGGCGGATTGCCTTCAGTGGTACAAGGACAGTGGGGTTCACCCAATGCCGGGGAAATCCTCGTGCATAGGATGTCCATACCATCACAACGATCAGTGGAAAAATATGCAGAAGAATTATCCATCGGATTTTGAGGATGCGTGCGAGGTTGATGACAAGATTAGGAAAGGATTAAAAAACACTACGGCAGAATTATTTTTACATAAATCAGGAGTTCCTCTTAGGACCATAGATTTCCAGGAGAAACCGAAACAAAAGGATCTTTTCGGTGAAACATTCGATGAGGAATTTGCGGATGAATGCGAGGGTCTTTGTGGGGTATAAGGAAGGAGAGGACTATGACCCGAAGAGCGTGCGACCGGGACCAAAAGGAGGAACGGCGCCGGAATTTAAATGTTTCAAC